TTGATATTGGTGTTGGGTTTCTTGTTGTTGATATTGGTGTTGGGTTTCTTGTTGTTGATATTGGTGTTGGGTTTCTTGTTGTTGATATTTGGTTTCTTGTTGTTGATATTGGTGTTGGGCTTCTTGTTGTTGATATTGGTTTTCTTGTTGGGACCCACAGGAGTCACTGGCTTCAAGGGAAGGGGCTTCAAGGGAAGGGGCTTCAAGGGAAGGGGTCCCTGTCCTCTAGGAAATGGGACATTCCTATAATATCTATAATATCCTAGACCCTTGTTACCAGTTTTGAATACAAAACCTTTTGGAATTTTAGAACCATTAAATTTATTAGCTTCAATAAAATTGGTATCACCCCCCAATGGTACTTTTCGTTTGAGAAAATTTGGTGTATTTCTCTTGAAAACGTTACCAATTCTGGACTGCCTCGAATTGGAACTCGAACCACTCCTTTTAAGAAAGTCGGGTTTGGGTTGACTCTTAAAAATACTTTCATCTGGAAATCTGACACCCTTTTTGTCCCTGTTCCTATTGAAATTGTTCCTGTTCAGGTTGTTCCTATTGAAGTTGTTCCTGTTCAAGTTGTTCCTATTGAAATTGTTCTTGTTCAGGTTGTTCTTCCCATTTGAACGGAGGTTTTCGTTCAGGTTGTTCTTCCCATTTGAACGGAGGTTTTCGTTCAGGTTGTTCTTCCCATTTGAACGGAGGTTTTCGTTCAGGTTGTTCCTATTTTCATTGAAATTCATCGCAGAGTTCAGGTCACTGACGTTCTCATTCTCCAAAACAGGTGCATTCGTCTTCTTCGTTATGACACGTTTCGATGATAACTTGACAGGTTCAATAACTTTCAAATGTCTCAATCTTTTCCCAATTGCCTCAATCAAATCACTTTTGGTCTTCTTCTCGATATCCTCCAATTTGACTTTGCGGGCGAGTTTCTTTATTTCACCGAGCTTCGTCGATGAATCGAAAAGACGTTCATAATCTGTGACAGACAGGGGTGACTTCCTATCTGTCAGGTAGGTCTTTTTTTCGTCTAGAATCAATGGTGGTAATGGTAACTTTCCATCCTGTATATTTTCATACACTTGACAAATTTCTGTTTTTGTCAGTTTAATATTTTCCCCGGTATTCAACTTTATTAGCTTCCGAAGGGTGTTTAGATCCGCGTCTGGGTCACACGCATCTATCATATATATTAGACTGACAAAAAAGTATTAAAATGTATAACCGATGTTAAATAATTTCACTTTTTCTTCATAACTCATATTAAAATCAAATATGTTCGTATCTCCTATGTTTATTTCTATTTCTTCTACTGGTCGATTGTATTTTTCTCTATTTGATAACGCAGAACGGATCAGAGTTTCTACAAACTGTCTCGGTGTGTTTATATCCTCCTGATAGATCTGACTGGCTACTATTTTCATACATGTGACTTCGTATGGCCTTTTATCTAAGAATGGCGCCAATGGATATTCTTCTTTCATCCCACCATCTACATACGTATTATTCATGTATTTTCCACACGAAAATATAAACGGAACCGCCATACTCATACACACTGCATCTACGACCTTCATATCTGGGTGTGAATCTTTAGAGAAATACACAGTCTCTGAAGTATTCAAACAAAACGCCGCTATATATATTTTCATATCTATCTCACTAAATGTGGGGTCAGAACCACAAATATCAACCAATTTCTTCCTTATCGGGTTGATGTCAACAAAACCAAATTTAGTAAAGAATGAACCCAATTTGATTTTGACAAAATTGGAAATGTTCAGTGATATAGCTGTTTCCAGTATTTCATCCATGGACATTCCCATAGCTAAAAATAGTGCCAGAATGGCACCGGCAGAAGAACCTGATACCTCCTTGATATCCACGAGTTTGGATTCCCTAGCTTTGAGACAACCGATTAGGGAATATATACCCATAGACGCTGGTCCCAAAACGAGATACCTCATCTGCCTCCTACCTAATAGAACTGAGGAAATTGACGCCGCAATATCGCAAAGACAACCGCGAACACGATCGAATGCACCAACGCGGCAGTCATGCTCGTCTGTCCTGAACGGAACAGGCCTTTGCCTCCTGGTGGTAAAGTAAGGAGAAGACCTGGGCTCAGAAGCAGGAACAATGACGTGCTCACTAGGAGATCCGCCTTGGTCAACACTAAACCCATCGCCTTTGCGATGAGACTGTAGACGATGAAGAACACGAGAGCGTGGAAGAACGTGACACTTTTGCTTGTTTTTCCGTTTCTGAATGAAACCTTTTTCCCGTTTGTGGATACGAGTATACCAGGACTCAAAGTTAAAAAAAGCGCGGCTGGGATGGCCACTCGTTGAGCGGTAAGATTGGGAAGCATGTTACTATATGCCCATATAATTTTCGGCAAAGTTTAAGAAATCGTTCAAGCCAGCACCCCTCATCATTTCCTCGTGAAGGTCATTATCGTTTACAATTCGCCTGATATGACGCCAGATGTAAGTGAAACGAGATTCGTATTCCCAAGTTGACCTTTCCTGGAGAGAATCATGTTCCTTGAAACAGAACTCGACAAAGTCCACGAATTGTCCTGAGTGTTCGATATGTGCATCGTACAAGAGGGTATTCATCGTATTCCACATCATGTGTAGTTCATCTGAGTATTCGACTTCCCAGTCTTCAATATTCAGAGGAGTGTTTTCATTAATTTCTTCATCGTCACTGACTTCGGGGTCATAGCCATTAGTGGCTTCATATACATATTGACTCCAAACCATCGTGACTAATTACTTACTTCTTTGGAGGGTTTATCTTTTAAACCAGTTAACGAAATCGAAGTTGATTCTTTTGATTTAAGATTATCCTTAATTGCGTTTAAAGCGCCCTCGACTTTGGCTTCATCACCAGAGAAGAAGGACATGAGACCATCCTTAATGGCATCCTTATTCATACTACCTTTACGCACCGACTTGCGCAAGTTAATTTTACCTTTCCTGAGGTTAATGGTATCAATGCCCTGATCAACCATGTGTTTCTTCACATTCTCTTTGAGTCTCTTCTCTTCCTGGTTGAGGATTTTGATATCAGATTTCGCATCAGAAAGTTGTTTCGAAAGATCTACAAGTTTTGAGACAGTTTCGGAAAGCTCGTTCGAAACACCACTCATTAATTATATGTACATCCTAATCTTTAAGCACACAAACCACGTTGCATGAGATCGGGCACGATAGTGGAATTGTTCCAAACGAAAGGAGTTTTGGGGTTGGGGGGGTCCTTACGAATCTGCTGATTGGCGTTACGGAGACTGCCACCAACGGTTTCTGGGAGACCAATTTGCTGACGAGGATCAAGGAAGTTCTGACCGGCAAGGACATCTGATGGTGCGAACTGACCGAAGTCTTCCTGTGACGCAATCTCACGGGGGAGAAGGGACGAGGCGAGACCACTACCCTTGTTCATACCACCAGATCCCGCAGTGGATTGACCAGCGGAGGGGCCAGGGGCAACTGGTCCAGCACCGAATGGCGCGTACTCACGCTCAGTGATGGTGTAAGAAGATTTAGAGTTTAAATTGAACAGAAGGAAGATAAGGACAGCTACGGCGACCAACATCAGAATGCTTTGCTTACGGCCCTTGAACATCTTTTATATACTATTAACAAATTTTTTTTACTGCTCGTCATCATCATCGACAAAAGCATACTCCTCTGGGTAAGTATCGATAATTGGCTCTGGGTGAAGCCTGACCTGGACAAGATTCCAAGTACAAGCAAAATTTTTCTTCGCGAACCAAAGTCCCGAAAATTCGAGGATGACGTCACATACCTTATCCTTCTGGAGAGTTTCAAAATCAACAGCCTCCTGCTGAGAATTGAAAACCTTCGTGACCTCAAGTCGTTCACATGTCAAGTGATTGTCGTCTGTACTGGGTGTATACGCCCCCCTGATAACACCCTCGGACAATTTCTTACCGAACCAATCTGTGGAATTTGCTTGGGCGGCTTCGATATTCGCAGAATCGAACTTATTGATCTTCTCGATGTTCAAATCAGACACGAGATCAAGGACAGCTTCGTCAGAGGCATCAGAAATCTTGACACCGTTCAACTGAACGAACACTTTACGCTTATCATCGGTGCGGACCTTTACAAATCGGAGACCGTCCTCACCTTTGGAGAGAGTATCGAAAATCATTTATACTATACATTCGGTCTATTTCTTTAAACCAACAAACGGTATCGCTGCTGCCTTGTCTAAAACTGAATTTGAAACCCATTTGTTTCTCCTGGGTTTATGACTGTATAATAAATCTTTCGTAACCTTCAAATTTTTTGGTAATTTTTTTGCATTCGTCATTCTCAAATTTGTTTCATTTTTTACGTATGAGTTGTTAGTCACATTTTTCCACTTCAGGGTTTTAACGTTAAACCTCTTGTTTCCTGAGCTATTTTCGTAGCCGTTCACTTTCACGTTGTTGTACGTGGTCTTCAATCCGTGAACCAACTGTTTCGAGAGTCGTTCGTCTGAGGGTTTGGTGGTGTAATTGTCATATTTGTAAGGGTTTATATTGGTGGCCCTAGCCATAGAAACCTTACCGTTTTTCCTCGTGGCTGGCTTTTTCTTGACTATTTTACTGTGAACACGTTTGAAAAGTGTTTCGATTGAGTCAGTGGGCTTGGCACTAATTCCAAAAACTCTAGACAATTTTAATAATCGTTGACGATCCTTCTCCTTCTTCTCCGGTCTCAACTTCAGCTTGTGCATTAGGTAGATGTCCTCGATGAGAAACTCTTTACTGGCTACAAATATCTTGTTATTTTTCATCAGTTTACCAGTTTCGGGGTTGCGATATGTTACACCTCTACTCCTAGAAATGACAACTTCATAACCGAATTCATTGGGACGCATGAAGGGGATATCTAAGATTCCCCCAATGTTGGTGTTTTCAACTTTACCAGTCTTTGTAGATAGGAACTTTAGGTTGAGATCGAGAGCGAACAGTTCCACGTCTATGAATACATCTTTCTTGTCTGGTTTGTTATTCTGTCTCGTCTTCTTCTTTTTTATGAGTATATACCTCCTAGTCACGTACGGACCCTTTGAGTCAAAATTTACACCCAAGAACTTGAATATTTTGGGGTGCATTTTTCGCATGGATGTGATTCTCTTTTTAATTCGTAGGTTCAGTTTCTGGGCAATCTGACCAAGTTTATCCCACATGATCAGTTTAGTGGCTTGGAGTTTGCCAAAAAATTCAGGGTTTACTGACATTCGAGGCACAAACTTCGCATCTATGTCACTCGTGACTATTCTATCATCCTTAGGAGTGTATATATTGAAAGCCTCCCCACCACTGATCACTAGGTCACCCATCGTTTTCATGTGTTCTGTAATTTCACCCACAGTTTGGAGAAGTATGTCACGTATGCTATCAGTAATCAAAACATACATTAATTTATCAAAACCCTTCGAGGCGTGTTTGGTTTTGGCATGTGTTCTAAACTTATTCAAATCTCTCTGAAGATTTCGATCGAAATACTTTTTCAATTTTGGATCCCTAAAAAGTAAGAACTCACTCAGAAACCTGTCCCTAGTGGGTTTTGAATAAATATGCTGATCCATTAGTATATCGGGATATAATAATATCGCCTGTCATAGACTTAAAGATTAGGGGTCTAATAAATATATAATGTCCCTTGAAACCATCCAAACCGAACTTTCTGCTCTCCGTAACGACGTGAAAAACCTAACCAAACTTGTGAGAAAGGTGAAGAACACTCAGGAGGATCCTAACGGTGAGAAGGCCAAGAAGCGTGCTGAGAACAACGGGTTCAACAGGAAGCAAGAAGTTTCCCCGAAACTTCGTGAATTCCTCGAAATTGCCGACGATGAATTGGCTTCACGGTCTGAGGTGACCAAGTTCATTAACAAGTACATCACCGACAAGGGTCTCAAACACCCCGAGAACGGTCGTCAAATTGTCCTTGACGATAAGCTTCGTGAACTCCTCGCCCCCCCAGAAGG